TTAAACACCTTTGGCGTACCTGATACGGATGTGGATGTTGTGGTGCGGTTTTTGAATACAAATGAGCCGCTGGCATCTACATAAAACGCGCCAAATTCTACTAGCTCGCACTTTTGCGCAGCTGATAAGGCCGTGGTTGCAGTATTGGGATTGGCCTGCACTGTACTCAATCCAGTTTCAATTGATCGCATTGTGGCTGGCCATGAGATTTGGTCAAGGATTTGACTGACTCGGGTTGAAGTTAAATCGCCTGCACTGCTACCTGCAACGGTTGTTATCTGTGCCATTTGTACTAGGCGCATTGCATCAACGGCTTGGATGGTTGTGTAATTCAAAGTGTCAATTGAATTGTTTGGCTGAGTAGTCAGGTAATTTGTGATGAAGCCTGAAAATAACGGATAAGTGACACCAAGACTGGTGGCAGTAATCTGCACTTTAACCATTGGTTGCAAAAGATTATAGTAGGGCCCGCTGACATTTTGGGGGTTGAACGCACCCGAAGTATCGAGTATGCGCAGCGATAGCGTGCCTGCTTGGAATTGGTCAGCCTGCGCATTTCGCCCGCGCTGTATTGAGATTGCATTGATTTGGTCTGATACATCCACAATGACTGCCGCTGCATCGGCAAGGA